TACAGGAACAATCATATATGCCCTGTTTACCCACCTACCACTATAGTCATCTGACCATCTATTTTCTTCACTCATAATTTTCCTCTAAGGTGTTGTTGTTGAACGATTTACATCTTGTTTGGCATAACCCTCTGGTTGTGCGTTTGGTGGTGATTTTAAGTCTCCTGTGGCAGTACCACTTGTTGTACCATGATTACTGTTGCCACTTCTATCATATATGGTGCTATCTGTGTCTGGAAGTCCTGTTTTGCTATCCAACGCTCCAAAGGCATAATAACCTTTTAAATTATCACTATAGCTATCTAATAAGTTTGTATGCCTACCTGCTGTGTATATTGCAGATATTTCTGAGGCAATTAATTCTTTATTATGTATAGCAAAATTAGAAAAACTGGCATCAATCCAATAACTACCAGAGAAATATGTTCCTATCTGATTATATGTCCAAGTTTGGTCATAAGCACCTGCTGAAGATTTATCCTCTGTATCTGTTAAAGAGCCATTTACATAGCATTTAAAAATCTTTGCATTTCTTGTGATTGCAAAATGAAACCATTCACTATGTGGTGGGTTAGAATTTGAAAATTCAATAGCTGTTAATCCTTGAAAATCGATTCCCAAATTTTTTGTAGTTTCAGTTATAAATAAGTAATTTAATTTAGTACCAGAATTAGAATCGCCAAAAAATACTTTTAAATCTTCATCTGCTCTATTCATCCACCCACTTATAGTAAAATCTGCTGTTAAAGATTGTTGACTTGATAAAGTTACTTTTGCATCTGTTCCATCAAAATCCAAGAAGTTATACGCAGAGTTTACTCCTGTGAGAAATGATTGGTCTGGTAGAACTGAGGAATAGACTAAATCAGCAGAGTCTTGATTTGTCATTGTGCCGACATTGCCTTGTATTTCTTTGGTTGAAAGATTTAAAATATATATTTCTTGCGAACCATTTACAGAATCAAAAAATAAAGATGCTGTACTTCCTGTAGCTACATAATAAATAATATGTTCAGTCTCTGTTGTATTTAATGCTTGTATTCCTGCAGTTTCTGAACCCGTCCATATTTTTACATTAGGTGCAGTACCACCACTATAATAAGCATTAAATTTTACTTTATATATTTTACCAGAAGTCGTAGTTGCATTTAATAACTTTGCATCTGTGAAATCACCCTGTCCCCCACCTGCATTATCAACATGAGTAATTTTTACACCATTAGTTACATTAGCAACTGTGTTACTACCATAAGCTGACCATCCAGAAGAAGTATTATTATCTACTAACTCAACTCCAAGAACAGGCTCATTTACATCTATGATGGCAGGGTAAGTGTCTGATACTTCTGATTGTAGGACTTCTTTGAAAGAAAAGCTATCTATAGTCCATACTCTTGAACCATTTGCACCTTTAAATGAACTTAAAGTTGTCGTTGCTGATGGGGTATAATAAACTATATTTGAACCTTCAGAGTAAGCTATAAAACCTGTAGCTACGCTATTATTACTATTTGTAATAGAAATATTTGCATTTGAACTGCCACTTGCTACAACAATTTCTATTTTATATACTTTTCCTTGTTCTACGGACATACCACCAACGATAGTTGTAGTTGTTGAGCTTGTAGCATTTGATATTAATTGACCATTTGATATACTTACTTCGCTATCAAGATTGTAATAAGTTCCACTTGTTCCTGCACTTTGCTCACCGCTTAATTCAAAAGAACTATCTTGAACTATCTCTCCACTCAACTCTTCTGTACTACTCTCAAATGCACCTAAATCATATCCTGCTACCATCTGCTGTACTATGTCATCTGATGCACCATTTGTAATCGTACCATCGTTTGAGTTAGAACTTGAATCTGCTATAGTAGGATATGCTTTACTTGTGTCATCGCCCATTCTCCAATAACCAACAAGTCCACTAAGTGAAGATTCATCATAAGTAATTCCTTGCTGATAGATAGCGTAGACTTCTTCATCAGACTTTGCTACATCATATATAGACAATGATGATATTTGTCCATTTAATTCATTGCTACCATCATAAGGCACTCTACCTATTTCTGCTACATTTAAATCATTTGTATATTTTGTATAACTTGTTGTGTTTTCTAACACACCATTTACATATAATCTAATGTTACTATCAGAGCTATTTATAGTCATTGCAACATGATACCAAACTCCTGCTACTGTTGCAGTTGTTCCTAAACCCGTAGAGTTAGCATAAGTTGCAAACCTACTACCACTTGTATGCCATAATAAAATTCTTTCTCCTACATTACCCGATGTAGATATTCCTTGTTCAAAAATATTATATGTGGCATTGTTAGCATCAAGATTTACCCAAGTGGATATTGTAGTGCTATTTCCATCAACATTCATTGACCTATTTAAATCACCTAAACTTATATAATCATTACTACCATCAAAATCCACTACAGAAAAGCGATTGTCTCTCATGGGGGTGAATCTGCTCTTTGCCATCTGTGAAATGGTTTGAGCATCGAGTGCTGTTTTGTAAATTGCTAAGTTAGATATTTTACCATGAAATGGATAATTACCATTAAAGAAATTTCCTATTACAGTTTTTAATCCACTAAAGTCTAAATCACCAGAAGATGGATATGTATTATTTATATTTGTCAATGATTGAGAAATACCATCTATGTAAAATTTTGTATTATTTACATCTTCAGAATCAACAACATAGCAAATATGAGTCCATATATCTCTTGCAGTAAAAGAAATTGATTTTTGCCAAGCATTTTGATTTAAATAAATTACAAGAGTAGTTGGGGTAATGGTAATAGTAAACTCACCATAACTACCTCCAAAATTTCCAATAAATAATATACCTTTCTCGCCACTACTATAACTTGAACTAACATTTATCCAAGCAGATGCAGATAAACCACCACTATAATTATCTCCAAGTGATGTACCTATTGTAGTACCTGTATCTATATAATCATCCGTACCATCAAAGTCTGTATAGAAGTCCTGTCTTGCGATTGCAGTAGTGGATTCTGGTTCTGCTTTGTCTCCACAGCGTAACCAGAGTTTTAGATTACCTGTCCTGTCCGTTCCGTATGATGCTGATTTACTAAGATCAATTACCTTACCATTGTTGTATATGGAAGTAACATCTGAGGCACTTAAAGCAGTATTCCAAACTGCTACTTCGTCAATGAGTGAGTTTATTGCTCTTGAAGTAGAATAGTCTTGGTTGCCTATGTGTAAATTAGGAACATGATTAGATAGGTCAGTTCCTGTAGAATTACTTGCAACTAAACTTCCATTTTTATATAATCTATTGCCAACTCCAGATTCATGTACAGCTAAGACATGATGCCAATTTCCATCATTTGATGCACTTCCCGAATCTGTAATAACACCTGATAAAACTACAAATTCTAATTTTCTACTACTATTTAACCTAATTAACCATCCATCATTAACACCATCATTTGCTTTTGATACTAATATTTCATTAGTAGCAGTTGCATCTGTTGTATTAAACCAAAAAGAAACTGAAAAACTACCACTAAACTGTATTCCTGTTGAATTACCACAGTCTAAATAATCATTAGAACCATCGAAATTGAAGGAATGAGTTGAACTAAATGCTATCCAATTCTTCCATCTGGTCATAAATGAGCCAGAACCACCATGCTTGTGGAATAGTCTTGTATTTAAGCTAGTGCCTGTACCAGATGCCCAATCTCTCCATTTAGAGTTATTGGAAGTACCAGATGCACCTTCAGAATCTAAAAAATCCCCTAGATTAGTGTCTAACGATCCCCCACTATCATCGTGATCATATTGTTCTTTTAATTTACTATTTATACTTTCTGGCATATTAAATCTTTTGTTTTAAGTAGGGGGGCAGTTGCCCACCCCCCATATTATTGATTAGCTATTAAGCAGTAACCTTAGAGTGCATTTCAACACCATAACCATCTACGATTTCTGTAGCACCACAGAAACTAGATACTATAATGTTAGAGCGTAGGAAAGAACCTTCCCTGTACTCTTCAACTCTCATCATTTCACCTGCATAACCAAATCCTATAGCCTCTGGTACGAATACCCCACCTTTAACAGCAGTTGATGCTACTGTAAACTCTGGTGAGCTATGGATGCCAATACCTGCAATTCTAGAAACAAAACCATTTCTAGCACCTTCATCCTGTATTCCAGAACCTGCAAACTGAGCCTGTGTAATAAGGTCATTATGGATACCATAAGTCCCCCATATCTGTCTAGGATCAAGAACAGCATTAGGTTGCCCAGGTGCTGAGTTTTCTTTTAGATGAGCTAAACATTGGAATAAGTCATCTACATCAATCGTTTCACTTGCACCACCTACAGCGTTTGAAAAGCCATCGTAAAGTGCGTTTACTAATGAATCTAACTTAGATGCCATTGCATTACCTGCTAATGCACCTGCGTTAGCATATACATCATCAGCGTTTGATAACTTAGCCTCATCATAGATAGGTAGCATAACACTATACATATCTAGAGTGATTGTTTTCTTTTCAGAATCCAATGCTGTAGATGGGGTAACTGTACCCTCTGCTGTGTTAGCCACATCTGCTGATGTTACTGTGTTAGTACCTGCGTTATAAGCTACGAAAGTAATCTGATCAGCTTTTGGTTCACTCTTTTGAGAAACCAAAGGCACAGATACACTTGCCTCACTAAATTTAAGAATAGCCTCTGCTTCGATTACTTCAAGTAACGAACCTGCGTAATTACCGCTATCTCCTGTTGCCATTATTTATTTTCCTTCCTTCCAAATATAGAATCCCACTTATCTTGTGAAATATGAGAGAAAGTTGATCTTATATCAGAGAATGGTACTTTTTGCTGTCCTACAGACATTCTAAAGCCTTCCTCATAAGGTACTTCTTCATTTCCCACCATATAGATATGCTCTCTATCTTTCGTAATAGCAGATTTAATATCCCCTTGAATCTCTAAGCCTGTCGTGGGGTTATTATCTACCGATTCTAGATGTGAACTTTTCTTTAATTTGCTCATAAGTGGTTTTATCTATCTTCCCAGATACATGGTCTTTTACAGCCTCTTTTAAAGTGGCATAACCCTGCATCCCTGTAGAATCTGATGTATCTACACTTGGAATATTTGATTTTGTTTTAATTATCTTATTATGAACTGATCTAAGCTGTGCTAGAGTCAATTCCTTAAAATCTTCCCTATCTTCTTCTGGGAAGTCTGAAAGCAGTTTCTCTTTCTCTGCTGTGCGTTCAGCTTTATACTGATCCACTACAGGAGTAAGTTCACTAAGCTGTTTGGCTCTTTCTTCTGCGAGTGTTTTCCACTCTTCATTTTCTTCCAACTGTTTCTGCCTCTCAGCCTCTTGAGCTTTCCTAAGTTCAGCTATTTCAGATTCTGCTTTCTGTAATCGTTCTTTCTTTTGCATGACCTCACGCAACAATTCAGACTCACGATCACTTATATTGTCTGTATTGTTCTGGCTTTCAGTAGCCAACTCTTGTACGCTCTCTTGTACTTTATCTTCCATTTTTTCCTCCATATTAATGAAATCTATCTGCCTATTTTAAAGTTGATAGGCTTTGCAGTTTCTTTGTCTGCATTTCTTTTAATTCTTTGCCTCGCCTCTTGCTGTACAATCTTCATGGACTTGTTACTAAGTGGTTTACTAGCTGTTGTTACTGCTCTGCCCATATCCTCATTCCATTGTACCTTCTGAGCATTAACTCCACTCCATCCGATTGTTACACTATCTGTAGTAAATCCTCTTACTTGTAATCCATTCATCATATCACCTGTAAGTGTAAGATTTACTTTATTACCCCCACTACCTCTTCTTATACGAGGCTTACGCTCTGCATATCCCCTACTATATGACTTAAAATTCTTATTAAATACATCCTTACCCTTCTTCTGTGTCTGTACTCGTATCTCATCGGTGATTTCATTACCTACCTCTCTCCAGAACTGCTTATCAAACTTTGGTATGTTAGCTAGTTTACCCAACCTTAATACCTTCTACAGTTACAGGATTAAATCTTTTCTTATCATCTATAAGTGATGATGCTTTATCTGGTTTGATTAATTGTTCTGATCTGGATGTTTCCCTTGCCCATCTATGTCTGCAATTAAAGCCTCCTGCGTTACTAAATGTATTAGGATACTTAGCATCTATCTCTGCTCTGGTCATTGCACCTTCACTAGCCATAAGTAAACATATATCTCTGGTCTTTTCATCTATAACACCCAAGTAAACATACCTAGCATCAGCAGGATCAAGTTCTGCCATTTCTACTGTTACATTACGCTCAAATTGATTCAAGGCAGTATTAGCTAGGGTTTCTGCTTGATCTGCCCTTAAAACGCCACCTGCACCCCTTAAAATGCCATCTGCTATATCTTTCTCAGTAGCACCTGCTAGTATTCCCCTTGCTACTTCCTTTTTGATAAGCTCACCCATTACCCCTGCTTGTTTAGCAAATGAGTTTCTATCTATACGCTGTAAGGCTGTTAAGGACTCTGCTGTTACTGCACCTGTCATTTCCATAGCACCTAATACATTCTCATACTCTAGCATTAGCTTATCTATATCAGCATTTAGGTTAAGTTGGTTAAGAATAATATCTTCCATATCCAACCCCTGCAATACGAGTAGTATCTCATTCTTACTAAGTCCTTGCTTTTGTAGATCAAATATCTGTTCTACAAGCTCTTTCTGGACTCGTTCTACTGCTTTAGCGTATTCTAGTGATGCTGTTTCTTTAGCCACGCTGTAATGCCTCTAATAACTTGTTAGCAGGTTGTTCTGGTTGTTCTGGTTCTAACTCTTGCATCTTCATAGCAAGTTCAGCCTCATCTATATCTGGATTAAACTTTCGTATAAGCTCTTCCCTAGTAATAAGATTATGCTCCATCAAAAACTCTAGTTTGTTGCGTTCTTCTGTCCATGTCATAGGAAACCCTACCTCTGGATAGTCTACGCTGTAATTCTCTGATAGATTAGCACCCTCATGGACTCTTAACACTTCCCTATCTATCATATACCTTTCATGCTCAAAGTCTCTAAAGATTGGAATATCAGACTCTCTGGTTTCTATATTATCTACAGATAGAATCTTTAATGCCTCACCACTTGGAGGTGCTGATGATTCACCCCATCTAATTGTTAAGCTATGGTTCTGCCCTACTTGATTGATTAAATCTTTTACGGATTGTATCATCTGGATCAGATTAGCATTAGGACTTACATACTGCATATTAGCACCCTCTGGAAGTGCGATAAGCCTATCAATACCAAACTTCATATAAGGTGGTATCTCTGAGTCTAATCCTGTAATCACAGGTGAACCCATCATAAGCCTAGTGGCTATCATTATCTCTGTCCATGCGTTACTAGCATGAATGGCACACCTTGTAACATCGTATGCATTTGTATTGAACTCTACTTTAGTAATAGGAATAACATCATAAGGATTTACCATCTCTATGTTATTACCTATTGGAAACATTGCACCATTTAACTTAAAACGAAAGTGCATACCCTGCTCACCATCCATAGGTTTACTCCAGAACACGAACTGTCTATCCCCATTATGATCTCTATGTATCTCATAGCTCATGCCGTATACTTCACCATCATATACATACTCTTTTACAATAGGATGCAGTTTATATTCAATGCGTTGCATCTTTTCATTGTACATACTCTGTAGATGACAGCTACCTAATAGCCAAGCAAGTTCCCCAAACTCTCTTACTTTACTATCTAGGTTATGAGCTTTCTCAGCATAATAATCATTGAACTCACCATTAATAAATCTTTCAGCAGGTTGTTTAAGTAACATTAATCTACTCTTAGCAAACCTTTTAACTAATGACATAATCACAGGTGGAATCTGAGATAAGGACTCTGAACTAAAATACTGCGATATATGATCATCTAAGTTTCTATTGTAATAGAAGTCTAAGGATGTGTTCTTTTCAGCTATAATATCATCTAGTGCATTATATTCAGCCTCTTTAACTGAACGCAAAACAGCCTCTTTACCGAGGTCTGGGAGCATTATTTTATCATGTAATTCCATTTATAAACCTTTAAGATGTGGCATAATTATTAGCCTCTGTATATTCTCTGATGAACTCCCCCATCTTTTCTTTCTTTCGCAAATCTAAATGCTTACCATAATAGTGTAAGAATATGAAAGTGATAATGATTCCTACTACGATACCCAATAAAAACTCTACCATTCTGTACTCACAGCTACACGCTTAACAATAGGATGCTTTAATGCTATGTAATAACTACAGGCATCCAAAGCATGAGTAAGAGATATATCTTTAGTCTTTTCTATTTTACCTGCTCTATCTCTTTGACATTGTTCTAAATCTTTTATTAAATATTTACAGGATGGATCAACTGTCATCTTAATCCTACCATTAGCATCCTTTAGCATTCTATTAAGTGCATTGATCCTATCTATTACAGGTGGGTTAGCTTTCTTTGCTATTACTTGGAATCCATAATCTTTAAGTATTTGATGATCTGATCTATGGCTTGTAGTTGATCTGGCTGAACCTGCACTATCTGGATATACAGGAATATGTGGAGCTATCTTTTTCATAGCTACACACATTTGTTCTGTGTTGCTGTTTGATTGTCTTATCTCATGGAAGTAATGTATAGAGCCATCAGAATAAGTACATCCTAATATAGAACTCATATAATCACAATTAAAATCCATTCCCCAGAATAAGTTAGGTGATAACTCTTTAGCTTTTTTAATATGTATCTTCCTATCAAAATTGTAAGCTACTCTATTACCTGTAGATACGAAATCAGCCATGAACTCACTCTTAAATGTAACCTCATCCATTGTTGCTTTTGCTTTATCTACTTCCTCTTGTGATACAAACCCACCCTGTACTGTAGTGTACTGCCATGATTTCCAATCTGGATCATCTGACTGACCTCTAAGATAATAATCATATAAATGATCAAATGAGTTAGGTGTACCAATAAACAAAGTCTCACCTTGTGTAGTTGTTAGCATGGGATAGATAATCTCTTCATATACATTAGGTTTTATATAACTAAACTCTTCCATTACTACTTTATTTAAAGTTGCTCCCCTAAGATTATTTTCTTGCTCTGCACCTTTAATTGAAATCTCTGCATTATTAGGTAGCTTAATAGACAACTCTGACTCGTTGATTATAGCTCCCTGCCATTGTCGAAATACAGAACGCAACATCGGAAATATTACCATCTTCCCCTGTCTGTATGTCGGTGCAACAAACCACCTGCGTTCTTCTGGTTGTATCTCTTCGTGGAGTAACCACAGAACCGATAAGATACTTTTGCCCCATCTTCTTCCTGCAACAACAACCTTCATCCGTTCTGGACTCTGGATTATTTCTTTTCGTATCTCGTTTATTTGCCAATTAATCAATAGTAATTATTTTAATGGGTTCATTCTTGTTAGTTACTTCCCTTATCTCTTTGGCTTTACCTTCTGTTCTATCAGCTATAAACTGAACTGCCCATGGTTTACCTTCCAGAGCGTATTGGAATACTTTATACATAATAACATCGAGCTTACTCTTTCCATCAAGTGTACCTTCTTCCTCACCAATCTTTTTAAGTATATCTGGTATAGATCGTACTTTAGGAGGTCTACCATTAGGGTTTCCAGATTGCCCTTTTTTAAATGGTTTACCAATAACTTTCTTGCTGTTTCCACGCTGTTTATCAGCACTCTGCTCTTTCAACTCTTTCTGCTTTCTTCCCACTAAATTCCTCCCACCTTTTTACTATAACATCACAATAATGTGGATCAATCTCCATTCCATAACACTTACGATTAGTTTTCTCACAAGCTATTAAGGTTGATCCAGAGCCAAGAAATACATCTAAAACAGTTTTTGGTTTACCATAGTTTTGAAAGCACCATTCTGCTAAAGCTATTGGTTTTTGAGTTGGATGTACTCTTTTTTGAGTTTTTTCACTATCTTTCATTAAACCTTTCCATAAATGTCTAAATATTCTAACACTTGATTTATTAGTTTTAACCCAAGCAAGTTCACAATCTGATTGTGTATCATGCTGTTTCTGTTCAACTCTTTTATCCCAAACTAACCAATTATTGGTCATAGGTAAAAAATGGCAATAATAATTAGCTCCAAACCATATCTGTATTTTTATATCTAAATCATTTAATATATTATAAGATTTAACTGCATACATTATAGAATCATCAATAAAACTTTTTAAATTATTACCTTTAGCTAATCCACCTCTTGATGACCTATCACCTTTTTCATTTATTCCATAAGGGGGATCAGTAAACACCATATCAGCCTTTTGACCATCCATTAGTAGATCAACATCTTCTTTCTTTGTAGCATCCCCACATAACAAACGATGCTCCCCTAATATCCATAGATCACCTGCCTGTGTAATAGGTTCTTCTACTTCTGGTATCTCATCATCATCAATCAATCCCTGTTTAGGTTCATCTTCATAAAATTGTAAGTCATCGTTACTAAAACCCCACTCTGTAAGCTCCCCTACATCAAAGTAATTAGCCAGAGCATCAAAATCCCATTCACCAACATTCTTATTTAATCTGATGTTAAGTTCTTTTTCTTGGTCTAAAGTAAGATCAACTTCTACACATGGGATAGATTCAACACCCATCTCTTTAGCTATGCGTAACCTCTGGTGTCCACCTACTAAGATGTTCTTTCTTTCTTTGTTTTTATTTACAATAAGGGGATCAACTAAGCCAAATCTCATTATGGAGTCTTTTAGTTGTGTATATTGGTCTTTGGTTAACTGTCTTGGATTGTATTCAGCCATTACCAAATCATCAGCAGGATAATATTTAATATTAATATCTTTCATAAAGAGTTGTAGCTACAACTTATATCGTTTCCTGTCTATCGTTAAACAACCATCTTGGTCTTATAATCATTACTCCGTAACGAGTGAGGCACGATTAAGCCTCTATAAATAGTAGTCAAAGTCAAGTAATTTTGAACTATTTTGGGGGTAAAATAAAGGGGTAAAATATATAAACTCTAATATTGCTAGAGTTAAAAAAATAAAAAAAAATTTTTTCCGTCAAGTAATAAACCTTAAAAAAGGCTTAAATCGTCAAGTAGATAATCGCTTTATTATATTAGTTATTATTTCACATGATCTATCTATGGCAATAGCTACTCCCTGTTTACTTATTTGGAAATCCCTACCTATATCACTATAAGATTCCCTACCTATGTAGTATTTAGCCATAAATAGCTCTATTTGCCTATGTGTAGCCTCCTGTGCGAATAAGATACCTGCTAATAAGAGATTCATTTTATTATTCTCTAATTCTTTAATATCCCATCTTTCTTTATGATCTCCATCATATCTGCCACACATTTCGCATGGTTCTATTTTGTTCATGTTTACCTCTGGTATGTGGTTAGGGTAAACTAGTGGGTAAACGCCAACCTACCCACTAGATTCATTTATCAGTCTCTTCATTAAAAATATCACACAAAGGAACTTAATCATCCTAGTTAATGATTATCTTTGTCAAAAGAGACTATTGGCTTTTACACCAATTCTTCTATTTTAGAGAGTAGTTTATCTCTTTCTTCTATATCAAAGGTTTTAAAATTACCCTGCTTAGAAAGAAACTTACTTATCTCTATTAATAATTCTTTTTCTTTACTCATTATATTCCTCGCCTTTCTTATAGCCACATTTAAAAGCCATAATATTATCTAATTTAGTAACTATGAACCTATAACACTCATTTTTTGATTCTTTGATAGGAATTTGTATATAAAAATCTTTTATATTTTCATCATTAATAACATCATTATTTAAAACTACCCTAGTATGCCATTCAGCACCTAATTCATCTGGATCAAAATATCCAAAATGAGCTATACCATATCTAATCATATCATCTTTTTTATAAACCTCATACCATTTACCATCTTTTAATAGTACATCGGTAATCCAATCTTCATCTAAATATATTTCATTAATCATTTCTATTCAACTCCTGTAATAATCCCATATTAAGTTATAAATAAATGTTCCAATAAAAAACCATAGTAATAATCCCAGAGGTATTAAAACCAAAGCTGTAGCAAATGCTAATAGATTAATAATAATCTCATATAAATTTATAATAATCATTTGCACTTCACACAGGTTTCTCTGGGTTTACCATAAGTAGGGAAGTCATTATACCAATTAATTTTACTTTTACTTTTACTATCCCCACCTACTCTACTACAATCTTCCCAAACTCTTTTACATTTAGTGCAGTATTTAAGTTGATCATCTTTTTTATTGGTAAAATTTCTTTGGTTTCTAAGTTTTCTATTTCTGTTTCCATAATATTCTAATACTCTATCTGTAATCTTAACTTGATCTCTAAATAAACTCATATTATCCCCCCATTATTTGATTAAGTGTTTCTTCTGTATAATCTTTACCCTTGTAAACTTTTGGCTGTTCTGGTACAAATTCAACCCCACAGCAAGGACTGCTCTTATAAAACTCATCTGCTTTTAAATACATAGCATCAGCACATTTTGCACAATATCCTTTATACATCCCAGATGGCAGTAATCTAAATTGTTTCTTTTGTTTAACAGTCTGTACTGTAGGTTTAATCACAGCATCATCCCATCTTTCATTATTTAACCACACATCTAAGGCAGGTGTAAACTTTGGATCGGTATCTTTCCAATTATTATCAACTTGGTTTTTAAAAGCTGTGTAAATCTCATCATGGTCTTTCTTTTTAACAGCGAGTATATACTTTTGATAGGCTTTCTTTTTACTAACTTTCTTAGGTACTAATAACCAAAGTTTTTCAAACTCTTGAGCATATATATTATTTCTTTCTTTCTTATCATTCTTGTTTTTGTATCGGTTCTGTATCGGTGCTGTACCCGTTAGTGTATCGTTTTGATTTTCTTCAATCTGGTAAGTTGCGTAATTACAGATACTTACGACATTTTGACCTGTATCCGTTTTTACTTCAATCATTGAACACTTTTTTAACAGGTTTATAAACCTCTGAACCTTACCTATACTCCAATTCCAACGCTTAGATAGGTATCTAAATGAGGCATCTATTTCACCTTGCTGTAATATAACTTCTTCACCTTTAATAAACTTTGTACGCTCTTTATGTGTAGCCATTAATAGTAGATCGAGCCATGCTTTTAATTGCTCTGGTTTATCCCAGATAGGGTTATCTTGTATCTTACGATGCAGTTTTATCCAACCATTAGACATTTATTTTTAACTCATATTTTTCAAGTCTATCAACAGGTATTTCTATATATAATTTATTATTATCATTATATCTTGAAAAGGAACAATTATCATATTGATTATAAATATGGTCAATCCTAATAGAATATGCTTTATTTTTAGTATTAGAAAATATAAAAATTTTTAATGGCATAATCGTATTCCATCTTTCATAATTTTTTATATCATCAATTTTTATTTTAACAGTATCTCTACATCCTTTTATTTCCATAAAATAAGTTAATCCATTATAATAAACTATTAAATCTGGCATACATCTAAAAAAAGATGGTATTGAAAAAAACATATCAGATGGTATTTTATCATCTTTTGAATCAAATCCTATAGATTTAAAATATATATTTTTTGATTTTAGATAATTCTCTGCTTTTATTTGAGCAATATCTATTCTGTTATGATTTCTATTATAAAAATCTGTATTACTATCTATAAGTCGCATAATAAACTCCCCATTATTATATCAAAATCTGCATCTATAATTTTTTTAATTGTATTTTTTTTAGTTTTAAGATCATCATACCACTCTCTACCTCTTTTTTCTACTGCCCACTCAAAGAACTCAGCAGGTGTTTTGTGTGCAGAGAATTTTGAGCTAAATACATGACACCCCACGCATAGACAGAATCCATTGTCTATATCCCACCTTAATACTCTAATTGACCTAGAATAAAAGTGGTGTGCATTTAACCTGTTAGTCTTTCCACATACTTCACACCTGCCATATTGCCTAATCCTATCAGACCAAGCATTATCTAACTTTTTAATGAGTTCTTTTTTCATTAGAAGGGTAGATCATCCTCTGGTTTATCGTTCTGATCTTTTTCATGTTCACCTTGTTCCCATCTTACAAGTCCATTTACAGCTACTTCCATCAATTCCCTAGCTATCTGTTCTATCTGCTCACCTAGATTATCTTTGATACCTTGATTAATAGCTATCTGTGTAGCGTTATTAATACACATACCCCATGTAATACCTAAACTAGCGTTAGAGACTGCTTTTTGAGGCTTATTTGATGATTCTGTGCTACCACTACTCATAGGCATTACAGTCCAACCTGCGTATTTACCTTGTTTTCCTTCCATCTCTTTTAACATCACTTGTACTGTGCTACCAGATGGATTACCTACCAACTTCTTATATAATGCACCACTAAACTCAAAATCAGTTTGTTTACCTAATCTAAGTTCTACCCAATTACCTTCAGCGTTTTGAAACCATTTAACACCAGAACCATCAGTAATATCATGTCCTGCCATTTCAATCGGTAAGGTATACTTAGTGTTGCCAAAATTATCCTCTTCTGTTTTCGCATTTGTTGGATCATCTAACAACTTCAGATAAATACCTGTGTTTAAGTGAAGGTCTTTCTTTATTTGAAAAGCCATATTTCTCTCCTACTTTTGTTAATTAAAGTCTTATTAGTTCGTTTAGTACAAAACCTAACCAGAAACATATAAAATATGGTGCTATACGCTGTACCCAATACATCATATAATCTAGTAAGTCATTTAAAAAATCAACCATTGTAATCCCCCTTATTTAAGATTGTTCTTATTTTATGTGTAATATCAATTTTCTCACCATTAGGCTCAAATAAAACCTCTGATAATTGTGGCTGTCTATCAGCATATTGTTTAAACCTACTATTAATATCATCTATAAGTTCTTGCATAGTGTTACCCATTGCATTTGTAAAGGCAAAACTTTCCTTAGTCTCATATATGATTTCAGCGTGGTAATTAAAATCGTGATGTACATTCTTAGTCATTTAATGTTCTTACCAATTTTTCTAATCTTTCAACTTCAATATCTTGATCTATCACAGATTTTGTTTTAATCATTTTAAGATACTTCTTCAAAATCATCAAAATCATTTGATATTCTTGCTCTGTGCATCCTATTGCTTTCTTGTGTTTCTTTGCAAAAGCCTTTAGGCTGTCTAATGTACTGATTGACATCATATTCTATTTTCTCCACTTGGTTATCTATTTCATCAAATAACTGCATAATCTGGATTCTATCTAAATCTCCCATTTCTCCAGATGCTAAAAATCTTATTACACCTAGTCTTGATTTTACTAAATCAGAGAGAGAGTTGAGCGTTTTATAATGAGATTCTAATTTATAAGCGAAATCCTTAGAATCTCCATAAGAGACAATCAACGAAGAATGCCCAACCCTCTCTTCACATACCTTTTGATAGCCACTTTTAGTTTTATCGAATGCAAAGGCTCTGCTAGAACACTCGATGACTGCATTTCGGTCATCACTATCTGCTAACCTATCACTAGTAAATAGATTCAGTATGTATTTAATCATTTATTATACCTCGATTTCATGTACTGCATGACCATGTAACTCCATGTGGCAGTTAAAACATATCACAATACATTTATTTATTTCTTTTAATATTCTTTTCCAACCATATCTCTTGATCATATTACCAACATTAGCAAACTTATTAGAATTATGATGGTGAAAGTTTAATACCCATGTACTAAACTTTTTACCTCTCGATTCTTTAGAATATCCACAAACAGAACAAGAGCATTTTTCTTTATATTCTCTTAATAGTTTTGCCTTACCATGCCTTCCACTAGGTAGCTTTTTCTTTCTTTCCCAATGACATGGCTTACATTGATGCCTACGATATGGATTCCCATTAGCATCAACTCCACCTCTGCCACCACCACCAGACTTAGGAAAATCAGTTATAGGTAATACAGATAAACATTCAGTACAAGTTCTTTTATCCATCATAACCCCCTATAAATGTTGAAAGCCAACTTGTTGGC